ACTAACGGGTGGTGTAAAATGATTATCCTTAACCAATAGTCAGCCTACATACGCCACTGGTTAATAAAATGTAATATAAAAAAGTTTTAAGGGCTTCTTTTCAAAAACTCTTAAGTTACAGTTACAGCAAGAGAACACACATATCCTCAAATAAAAGATGTTACGGGTAAACCATCATAGAATAAGAACGGCTAACCGAATAACACAGTAGGATTTTAATATCGTAAACAATTACCATTGTAGGCTCTACAGGAATGTAACCTACGACTATAAGTGTTTATGATATGGATATGTAACAGTGTTGTTATATTACTTCATACAACGTTCCTACCAAGATAAATACTATCTTATAGGATATAACTTCATAAACAAAGTGCGTCGTAAAACTTACAATGTGCGACATAGAGAGTCAATTAAAGGCGTGGATACAACACTTAATTTTAGAAATATATGGAAGAAACAACTGAAAAAGAAACCGAAAACAGCGAAAACGAAACCGAATCAAGGCAAGAATACCCAGGTGGACCCTTTAAAAAAGGAAATATTGGTGGAGGAAGAAGAAAAGAAACTCAAGAAGAAAAAGAATACAAAGCAAATAGAAAAGAAATAAGAAGAATAGCAATAGATAGATATATTCACGAATTAACTGAAGCTTTAAAAGACATCAGCCCTATACTACAAAAGAAAGCACTAGAAGGAGATATTATTGCAATTAAAGAAATAAACGATAGAGCCTTAGGTAAAGCACCACAATCAACAACAATAAAAGGAGACAGTGATAATCCAGTAGAGATAAATATAATAAACTATGCCAATAACAATACCTTACCAATTCACCCCGAGGACATATCAGATACCGATATTTAAAGCGATTGATAATGGTTTTTTAAGAATAATACAGGTATGGAATAGAAGAAGTGGAAAAGAAAAAACAGATATAAACATAGTAGCAAAAAAGATATTTGAAAAAGTTGGAGCTTACTACTATATTTTCCCAACATACAACCAAGGTAAAAAGATATTATGGAATGGTGCTGATAAAGAGGGAATTAGATTTTTAAACCATTTTCCACAAGAAACAATATCAAGAACTGTGGGAAACGAGATGTTTATAGAGTTTAAAAATGGCAGTACCTTTCAAGTAGTAGGTTCAGATAATATTGATTCTATTGTAGGAACAAATCCGCTAGGAGTAGTATTCTCAGAATATAGCTTACAAGACCCGCAAGTATGGGATTATATCAGACCGATACTGGCAGAGAATGGTGGCTGGGCAATATTCAATTTTACACCGAGAGGAGAAAACCACGCTAAAGACTTACTCGATTACGCACTGACCGACCCGAAGAACTGGTTTGTCTCAATGTTGAATGTAGATGATACCAAGACAATGAGCTTAGAAGTTTTAGAACAAGAAAGAAAAGAAATAATAGCTAAGAACGGAGACGACGCCATATTCCAACAAGAGTATTATAATAGCTTCACGGCAGCGATGCAGGGTAGTTATTACGGGAAGATAATTGAACAAATGGAAATAGATGGAAAGATAACCGCAGTACCTTATGAGCCTAATTTATTAGTTGATACTTGGTGGGATTTAGGGATTAACGACTCAATGACAATAGGATTTTTCCAAAAACACGGATTACAATGGAGAATGATTGACTACATTGAGGGAAGCGGAGAAGGATTAAAGTACTACATTGATTTATTGGCAGAAAAGAAATACTCATATGGTAAGCATTACGCCCCTCACGACATTGTTGTTAAGGAATTAGGCACAGGAAAATCAAGGCTAGAAACCGCTAAGAGCTTAGGAATTAAGTTTGAGACAGTCACAAAACCAGACGGAAGCTTAAAATCAGCAGTACCAATGTTATCGATAGACGACGGAATAAACGCAGTAAGAAATAAACTAATCACAATCTGGATAGATAAAGAAAAATGCAAGCGAGTGATTAAAGCACTGAAAGATTACCATAAGGATTATGATGAGGTTAACAAAGTATACCGCAACAACCCAAAACACAACTGGTCATCACATTGTTTCACTGGAGATACAAAAATATTGACAAGTAACGGAATGTATCCGATAATGGAGTTAGATAATCATAAGATACTAACTACAAACGGATGGAAAAAAATGAAACAACTTGGGATAACCAAGAGAAATGCGGAGCTTGTGGAAGTTACATTCAAGGACAATACGAAAGTGAGATGTACGCTGGAGCATTTATTTTTGACGGACAAAGGGTGGAAATCCGCAGAAAGCCTAAAGAATGGTTCAAGAATCCTATCATCCTTGACATTATCACGCAGTATTTTGATGGCAAGCTGTATCGTCTTTATAGCTCTGAAAAATATTTTTCGTGTGGTGGTGGGACGTTGCATAGACACGTTTGGAGAGGTGCATTTGGCGAAATACCTAAAGGGTGCCATATACACCATAAGAATCGTAATACAAAAGATAATAGGATTGAAAATTTGGAATGCTTACCAAGTAAGGAACATTTATCAGAGAATTGGAAACACCTTAATACAGGAAAGACAGTTTTTTTCACAAAATCAGCCAGAGATGGAGCCGCTAAATGGCACTCATCTGACGAAGGAAGACTTTGGCACAGCAGAATGGCGAAAAGAGCACAAAGTTGGACAAAATGGAAAAGAGAAACAAAAGAGTGCCTGTGGTGTAAAAAAGAGTTTGAAGGAACTGTTAGAAGCAATGGGCATAGTCAAAAATTCTGTCACGCAAATTGTAAAGCCTCTCACTATAGAAAGAGTCGAAAAATTATGTTATAAGGAGGATGTTTATGATATTAGCGTACCGATTGAACATAATTTCTCGCTATCTAACGGAGCTGTAGTACATAATTGTGCTGATATGATAAGATACTGGGCAGTGACTAATGAAATACAAGTTGTTGTTAGACCAAATTACACCATTAACAATAGAAATTATAACTAGATGAAAAATTACATAAAAGAAATTGAAGAGTTTATTTCCNTCCACGAAGATGGGGAGATTGAGGTNTCCCCCGGAGTAAGTTATTTAATGCGTTCGATAAATAACGAAAGCTCAAGACTATTTGCGGGACAATTTGCTTCTGGAAAAGTAGAGGAGTCAGGATTTGTGAGAGCTTTTATGCGAAAGGCTTTTGTGGTGCATAGAACATTGATTCAAAATGCAGACCTCGACTTAAAGCATATGAATATCAGAAGTGTTAATGGTGTCAAGGTAAGACTTACCGCTTTAATCAAAATGGCTTTTATATCACATCTTTCAAGAAGTTTTTTCGGAGAAATTCTTGATAAAATACTCAATGAGATGTGTTGGTTTGGAAGTTCCATCGTTAAGCGTGTAGACGGAGAGATTTACACAGTAGCACTTAAGAATTATATTACAGAATCCAGCGTACAAAATCCACAAGAAAGAAGACATCTAGAAATGTGTTCTTACACCTATGACCAGATGCTCAGTCACAAGAAAGATTGGAAAGGTAGTTGGGACGCAGTGGAAGCCGTTTGGAAAGAAATGCAAGAACAAGGGGAGAGTAAATTTAAGGTTTTAGAGTTTTGGACGTTCAACGAAGAGGGTAACAAGATTTGTGTTAAAGCACTTGACAACACAATCACAAGCAAAGGAGAGTTCCACGATGCAACAGACTGGAGTCCTTTCATCCAATTAGATGTTTTTAGAACCCCTTATAAGAGGGAGAGAATATCTAAGAGAATGCAAAAACGATTAGGCAAAATGGAAGACATATTCCCTTATGAGCAATTTGATTTATTTAAGGTATTTGGAAGACAGCAAGCAATGGGAGTAGCCGAACTTCTTGCAGATATTTCAATAGTGTATAATACGATTTTCAACACAACAGTTAAGAACGTACAGAAAGCACAGATGGGTATTCACGTTCACAATGCTGTTCAGGGAGTAGATGGGCTAACAGAACTCTTACAAGAGAACATAGCTAACCTATTAGAGGGCGGAGTTGTTTCTATGAGTCCTGGCGAATCAATACAAAATTTTCCTTGGGAGACAAGGATACAAGACTTTGACTTATTGGAAAACAAACTATATGAATTGATGAGACAGCTAATTGGAATTACAGCTCAAGGAACTGGCGAAGAGATGCCAGCCTCAACCTCAGCAACACAAGCTTCAATCAACCAACAGACAGCCAACACGGTTTATGACTATGTTACAGAAAGAATGCACCACGGAATGAAAAGACTATTTAATAATGGATATGCAGACGATATATGGGATGAGATTGACGAGAATGAATTGACTGCGATTATTGGAGACCCAACACAATTAGAAGAATTGGATAAATTTTATGTTGATAATGCAATGAACAAGTGGGCGTTAGATACTAAGAAGGCTACAGGAATGTATCCTAGCCAAGAAGAATTTGACCAAGCAAAGGAAATAGTACATCAGGAACTTATGGATANTGGAGACATGCGTTATCCTGCAATCAAGAAGAAACTTGCCAAAGATATGGACTTGCTTATTGAGTTTGATATGACTGGTGAGTCAGTAGACACTAAAGGAAGATTTGATGCACTGCTTGCGATGAAGAATGACCCAACATCAACTAAAAGCAAAGCAAGGATTGAAGATGAGATTCTGAATTTACAAAATTTGAACCCACGGAATTATGANAAGTCTTCTGAAGAGCTAGAGAGAGAAGCAGAAGCTATGATAGCAGAACGGCAAGCTAATATGCCACAGCAAGCACCTAATCCTTTAATGCAGTAATATGAAATCAGTATTTTACAATAAAGAAAAAGCAAATGAAGAAAAGAAAGATAAGGTTGAAGTTGATGTTGAATTTGAAAGGCGAGCAAATTATTTTAAAGGCTTAGTTAATGATAAGAAGTTTCGCAAGTACATATTGGAAGAAATACTAGACAAAGAAATACAAACAAACAAAGACATTAGTGGAAGTATAGAGAGCATGATAATAGCAACACCAGAAGAGATAAAAGCTATGATGATAGCCAAGAACTCTGCACTAATAACCAGCCAGAAAATTAAAAACCGAATTACGATTAACTTTTGAGGTTAATCTTCTGCACATCTAATGGCAATTAAGCTATTGTGTTCAGATAGTAACCTCNAAAAACTATGACCGAAGAAGAAACTACACTCGACGAGAATGCTAACGCTACACTCGAAGAGAATGCTGACTCAGAGGACACAACGAACTTTGACGATTTGTTTTCAGAAGAAAGCGATGACTCAGATGCACAAGTAACTCGTGAGGAGTATGAGAACTTAAAAAAAGGAGCTCAGAAACTTGCAACAGAACTAGGAATGCTTAAAAAGCAAGGGAAGACAGAAGTTAAATCAGAAGCACCAGTTGCGAAAGCAGTTGAAGTTGATGATATGACAGAGTTTTTCTTAGAACAAACGCCTAAAGCAGAACTAGTAAAAGATAAACTAACTCAAGTCGCTAAAGCATTATATGGTGGAAGTATCATTAAGGCTTGGAGAGGCGAGAGTTGGATTAGAGAAGTTGCTGATAAGCAGTTCGCTGAAAAGACCGAAGAGGAAACAAACAAAACTAAAATAGACAGACCGTCTAACGATAGTGTTTCCAATAAGAAAGTAGATATATCTAAAGTGAAAGCTGAAGATGTAGCTGCATTAACTCCATCACAAAAAAATGAATGGGTTAAAGCACAGGCTCACTCCGAAAGGAACATTATAGATTAATGGTCTATGAAAAAAAATGGCTTATACAAACAATGTTGCGGCTCTAAATCCGCAAAACTGGGCTGACATGCTCCAGGAGAACCTTACTAAGGAACTCGTAGCAATGAAAATTGCAGATGTCAAATTGAAATCAAGAGCAACAAAAGGAACTTTAGTACATTTTCCATACTTTGGAACACTTAGCACAACTGCTTACGTGAAAGGTACTGATGTAACTGTTCAAGCTCTTGCTTCAACAGACGAATACTTAACAATTGACCAACAATGGGAAAGTTCTTTCTTCCTTGATACTGTTGACGCTAAACAAAATCTATATTCCGCTATGGATGCTGGAGTTCGTGAAACTACTGACACTATCAAACAGAAGATTGATACTGTATTCCTAGCTCAAGTTGCAAACGCTGCTGGAACTCTAACTAAAGCTGATTTGGCTGCAGGTGGAACTGGCGACATCGTAGTAACAACTACTAATGTAATAGAAGTATTTTCCGCAGCACGTGCTAAATTGACACATTTCATTAAAGGAAAGACTACTGTTGCTGTTGTCACTTACAATGTAGCTTCTATAATCGAACAGAAAATGGCTTCTGCCGGATTCAATGTTCAAGACGCTGCTTTGAAAAATGGATATGCTGGAGATTTCAACGGATTCAAAATTTATGTTTCGGAGAATCTTTCTAATGCTACATCAGGATTCCATTGCTATATTGGAGCTTCTGAGAGTATCTCGATGGCACTTCAAATTGCACCAACAACCCAGATTGACAAAGACCCTTTGAAATTTGGAGAAGTTGTTAAAATGCTTTCTGTTTTTGGAGTGAAGACATTTACACGTAACTCTCAAAGATTTCTCGATTTGAAAGTATCAGCGTAATCTAACATTCTTTGCAAAGACCACAAGTCAATTAAAGTACGGACTTTGTGGGTTGGAGGTTTACATCCGTACGCCTCTAACCTATAGAGAATACACATATGAAAATACTAGCATTAAGACACAAAAATTCATCTGTTGGAAAATACAGAATAGATCCGCTCATTGTTAATTTAGGAGCTAAAGTTAGAACCGAAATTCTTAGAAAGAACGATAAGAAAACAATTCAAGAATTAGCTGACAAGTTTAAGGCTCTTGGAGATATCTGGGTGATTAAATACTTAGATGATAACCACACCTTAGATGTTTTACACTCGATGAGAAAAGCAGTAGGTACGAAGATTGTAGTGGATATTGACGATAATATGTGGCAAATTCCTACTGGAAACCTAGCCAAAGGGACAATCGATCAGTTTGTCAACAGAGGAATAATGATGACTAAGAGCGTGCAAGACGCAGATTGGATAACAGTATCAACAGAACCCCTAAAGAATGCACTAAAGGGACTGAATAGCAATATAGAGGTACTTCCTAACTATGTAATCCCTAGCGAGTGGAATTTCAAACGCAAGAAGCATTCTAAGATAAGAATCGGATGGGTATGGAGTCCGACACACATTCCAGATATGCTAGAATGGAAGGAGTATTAAAAAAGATACAAAAGAAATATGGGGATAAGATTGAAATTGTAATAATGGGTACTGAATTAGATATATGGAAAGACATTAAGACAACAAACATAAAAGGAGTAAAATATGACAAGTATCCAAAACTTTTAACCGAATTAGGATTGGACATTTCAATAGCACCGCTAGAGGACAACGATTTTAATAAATGTAAATCAAATATAAAGTGGCTTGAATCCACAATGGCAGGAGCGGCGTTTATCGGAAGCAAGGTTTACCCATACGAGTTTAGCGTAAAAGACGGAAAAACAGGATATATAGCATACAATGAGAGCCAATGGGTTAGAAAGTTAAGTTTTTTGATAGAAAATCAAGAAAAAAGAGCTGAAATGGTAGCAAGTGCTAGAATAGAGGTTTTGAAAAAACACTCGAAAGAAGTAGTTTTACCATTATGGAAAGCTTTTTATGAAAAAATATAAACTATACACAGCAATCACAGGCGGATATGAAAAAGAAAGAAAAGATATAGAAGTTTATTCAGATGAGATAATGCTAGACCCAAAGAAAAGTTCCTTATTTTACAAAGCACTAACACCAGACTTTGAAGACTACGAATACTCGATTTGGATGGATGGAAATACAAGTCTAAAAGTAGACCCCGAATATCTGATTGAAAAGTACCTAAAAAATGACGATATAGCAGTGCTAAGACACCCAGACAGAGATTGCACCTATACAGAAGCTAAAACCTGTCAGGAGCTAAATTTAGACCTCCCAGACACCATAGAGAATCAGATGAATAGATATAAGGGATATGGGTTCCCTAAAGACAACGGACTATCCTGCACAACCTACATTTTAAGACGACACACAGATAAGATTAGAGAGTTCAACGCCTTGTGGTGGTCAGAAATATGCAAGGGAAGCAGAAGAGACCAATTAAGCTTTGACTACTGTTTATGGAAGCTAGGAATTAAACCAAGATGGTTTGATACTTACCACTTTGACTCACACAAGATAAACCCATATTTTAATTATAAACTACACGGACTATGAAATTTCAAGAAAGTAAATTAGCACACAAATATCTTGATGGGCTTAAGGGCTTAGAGTGTGGCGGGTCATCCCACAATGCCTTCGGATTAGATACTCTCAATGTAGACTACACAGATGATATGGAAACAGTTTTCAAGAAAGGAGAGTATATTCTATGCCAAGAGAAAATGAAAGTAGATATTGTGGCTAACGGAGATGATTTGCCCTTTAAAGATGAGAGTTATGATTTTGTTATCAATTCCCACGTAGTAGAACATTTCTTTGACCCTGTAAAGGCGATTAAAGAATGGCTTAGAGTTGTTAAAAAAGGCGGATATGTTTTTATAATAGCACCACTACAAACCGCTTTAGATACAGAAACAAGACCCTGCACCACACTCAAAGAAATAATCGCCAGACACGAAGGAAAAATGACGCCAGAAGAAGTAATTATGGAAGGGGGGCATCAAACATCAGCAGTATCAGGACTTCCTCTAAAAGGACACGGACATTGGTCAGTATGGAATTTACCTGAATTTTTAGAAATAACGACGCACTATGGATGGGATGTTGTAGAATCATTACCAATAGATGATAAGGTAGGCAACGGATTTTGTGTAATTTTAAGGAAACAATAATTAAAAAATAATATGATAGGTTCAAAAATTAGAAATCTCGCACAAATTTTAACAAACACTAACGCTACAACCTTTTTAACAGGAGTAGAGGCAGATATTTGGGAACAGCTAAACGTAGTCTATGGACATCGAATCCTTGATATTCTTCGTGTTAGAGTTGATAAAAACGCCAGTATTCAAAACGCTACCACAGACCTTATAAGCACAGTGGGATTAGTTGAAGGGGATAGCGGATTTAATGGAGAATACTCATTCCCAGCTGACCTTTTAAAGCCATCACGCTTTGAAGTTTCTTATGACGGAGTGACTTGGAAGAAATGCACAATCTACGATAATGCTTTAAATAATCAAAGTGAATACAACGACACTCAACTAACGGATAAATACAGTCAATCAGATCCTATGGTTGACTTCTCCCGTAATTCTTACAAAATCAGACCACCAAAAACAGATGCAGGGAACATCACAAAAGGAATCTACATTGAATACGAAAAAAGACAAGCAGACTTCACAAGCACCACAGCACCGACAGAGATTGAATCTAACTTGCAAGACATTCTCGCTTATGATTTGGCAGAGCTTGAATTTATCCAACATCCAGAGAGCCACTCGAACAATCAAATCCAGCTATTCAACAAAAAGAAAGAAGAAGTGGAGAAGAGATTCCTAGCATTTTATAAAATCCGACTACAAAGTATCAAAAAAATAACAGTTAATTATCCTAACTATAACTAATATGATATTAAAAGGTACAGCGATATGGGAAAAGATTGTCGGGGTAGTAACAAGTTATGCAGGGATATTAAAAGGTACAGCGATATGGGAAGACTACGGAACGATATTATGGAGCTGGAGAAATCAGCCTTGGCTATCATCGTTTCCTTGGTTAGAAAAAGGAGGAGCAAAACCAATCACAACTTATTCAGAAGACACCAAACCAACAACAAGTTATCAAAGCACAACTAAACCAACGACTAATTACACTAATATAGATAAACCAAATGGCTAAAAAAGTATTAACATCATCAGAAAGTGGAGCAGATTCATTATCTGATATAAACGCCAATTTTACAGAACTCTACACTGGACAAGAGATTGTTCAGGCAACAGAAAAAATAACCCCAGTAGACGCTGATTTAGTAGGATTGGTTGATAGTGTTTCAGGATTATTGGCTAAGCTCACTTGGGCTAATTTAAAAGCGACCTTGAAGACTTATTTT